CGGGAAAGGCCCCACAGGGGAAAATAGGAGAATCACCAAATGGGCTACGTGCCTTGGCCAAGACCCGAAGGGTTTGGCAAAGCCGCGCACTCCGTGCACGACCAGGCCTTTAACGTGGAACCAGGTGAGAACCGCCCGCAAGGGCGAGATTTCCAACTTCCGTTGTCTTAACAACTTAATCAAAGCTGAAAAGTTGGCGGGAGTACTTAGGCCTGCTTTCCACTCTTTCAAGTGGAAAGGAGTCAAGGGCAGTCCACCCTTGACGAGATTCTTGGCAAACTCAAAGGTTCCATTGCTGGAAACCAATGATTTTGATAAGTTAATCTCGACTCCTAAGTACTTCACCAGTGACAAGTACTCGTTGGAAACTCGTTCGCTCAAAACATCATCACCCCAGAAGACGATATCGTCTCCCAGCAGTTGGTAGTTCATCCACCAACCTGTTGCCCCAGCACGCCTTGCGGCGCGTTGGACTAGGGCGTGATGAGTAAGAGCGAATGCTGCCCAGGAGGAGTAGGCGCCCATCGGTTGACCTACACCATAGGTTAAACTTTGCGGCTCCTCCCCGTAAGGAGAATACACATAAGTTCTTCCTACGAGAAGCTCTCTCCAAAGCGCCACGAAGGCCTCAGCACGCTCTCCCTTCATGATTGTCCTTAACATATCAACCTGCAGTTCGACCGGGAACCGGTCGGTCGCCGCACTCAGGTCATACGACCAAAAGTGTTTCGTCCCATCAAGCGCCGCTTGTTGGGCTCGGCGGACTCCTGCAGCCTGATCGAAAGTACAATCAGTGGGGAGAAGTTTGAGAATTTCGAAGAGTTTCTGATGTAGCACCTTGAGTACTGATTGGGTCCAGTAATCTGGGATGGCGAAGACTCGGATTTTACCCGCTGCCTCCGCCTTGGTGGAGAGCCGTCCAATCTTGGGTGGCGTAGCGCGTATTGACGACAATTGCCATCTCCAGGCGTACTTCCCAAGCCTTCTGATCAACTCCACCAACCCAGGTGCGAACACATCGGCGTCCAGCCGATCTGTATCCATCAGGGCTGCGAAATTCCTAAACTTCGCCCATAGGGGGTGAGACATTAGGTGCGATGCATCAATAAATGACGTTAGCATGGCTCGGCCATTCGGGCCGGACTTATTAGTCACGTGCGGGCCAACCCACTTCAACTCTTGAGGTGAGAAGGGTTTGTATCCGAAGGATACTAAACAATCGAGAAACTCTCCGAGTCCTCGATCCCACGCACACCATGTACGGTAGATATTGAGATCGTACGCACACCCGTCGGTAATAGTGAATAACTTGAGCTTCCCGGGAATGATTAGTTCTCGGTACAACCCAAGTACAAACACACATACCTGGAGTGCTAATGTATCACCCGCGTGAGCGTGGCTACGAATCTTCGAAGGCAAACCCTTCGGAAACCCGTGGCGGTCGATACCTATACGGAACGGGCCTCCGGATTCCCGCTCCGGCTGTCCGGCGATCGCCTTAAGGAGGAGTCGAAGACACTCCTTGAGGTAGAGCACCGTATCCGCATCACCCCTCGTTTCCGAGAGTTTGTCTGCGAATGCCAGAACAGCTTTCGCTGCCTCCATATGGTCCCTGCTCCAGCTGAGCAGGAAGGCTACCGTTTGGATGGTATCTAGATGTTTTAGCATATATTTTGCTGTTGTAACCACAGCAGGCTAGGAATCTAGATGGTGCCACCTAACCAGCCATGGCGTAACCAGGGCTGGAAGTCAGATTGCTCTGACCCCCAGGGGTGAACATCAGCGAGTCCTTGCAAAGGACCTTTTCCCACGCTGCCTCGGGCTTTGATTCGTTGGAATACTACTACAAAACCCAGATCACGCTCCACCGGACCAACCCTCACGGGAAGGACCTGACGAGACGTGAGCCGTTCATCCGGCAGCCGGTGCTTTCTCCGGTCAACCATCAGAAGCTGGCTTCTACCTTAGCCAAATCACAGAGTAATCTGGGGGTAATAAGGTAGAGCCCTCGCTCTTCGTCCACTCCGTGGCATCCGAGCGGGAGGCAGGGCCTACCCAGGCC